GATAAATATCTACAGGCCAAAAAGGCATCGAGGCGCAAAAATCGAGGGCTGCGTTATACGCGGATAGTGCCGCCAGGTGCCAATTGATAAACCTGTTTCGGCGCCTATTCCCAAAAACCAAAACACGCCTGGTTAGGGTACGAGCGAAGTACGACGCAGCCCAGACCACCTACGACAACCAGCGGCACTGGGCAGCGGCAGACGACCTATCGGCTAAAAGTGCCAACAATGCCCATGTGCGCCGGCAGCTAAGAAAACGCAGCCGATACGAAATCGCTAACAACAGTTACGCCCGAGGCATCGTTTCTACGCTTGCTAATTACACCATTGGCAGCGGGCCGACGCCTGGGATTACTTACCTGGGCAACATGCTAGAGCGACAGGACGTTAGCGAACTATCAGCCGTGGTAATGCGGCTATTCCATGAGTGGTGGCAGGAAGCCGAGATACAAAACAAGCTAGCGACTGCTGGCGAAACAGTGCCACGCGATGGTGAGGCGTTTTTTACTAAGTACACCAGCGCTAACCCGTTTTGGCGTTCACCAGTGCGTCTGAATGTTAGGCTGCTGGAAGCTGACCAGTTTGAAACTGACAATTTGCAGGGCCAACTTGGTAGCGATGAGTCAGGCGTAGAGCTAGACCAGAACGGCGACATCATGGCCTACTACCTGTTGCCCTATCACCCAGGCGACACTTTTAGTCCGATCCAGTCAGCCATCAGGGTTAGCGCCCGCGACGTGTATCACCTGTACCGAGCCGACCGGCCAGGCCAGCTGCGTGGCATCCCCTGGTTAACGCCCTCGCTGAACATCTTTGCCCAGCTGCGTAGATTTGTTTTAGCCACACTGACCGCAGCCGAAACAGCCGCAGACCATGCGGCCGTACTAGAGCAAATGGCCGGCGCTGATGACGAGGATCAGGCCGAACCCTGGGAACGGATGGAAATTGAGCGCGGGGCGATGGTAACGCTACCAGCCGGCGCCAAGCTAAGCCAATTCAAAGCGGAACACCCTAACGCGACCTTTGAGCAGTTTATTACAAGCATGGTGCGTGAGGCGGCGCGCTGCGTAGATATGCCAGCAGTGCTGGCTATAGACGCCTCGAAATACAACTACGCATCTGGCCGGCTAGACCTGCAAGCATTTTGGCGAACTCGCGGCGCTGAGCGCGTTTTAATCTACGAGCGACAGTTTTTAGACCCGCTATGGCGCGACTGGTTAGACGAAGCCTTGTTAATACCTGGCTATCTGCCCGACCTGTTTGCCGAGACTGCCTACGACTGGGCGCCTCTGTGGCGATGGAGCGAGGCCGAGCATGTGGACAGGGCCAAAGAGGCAGCCGGCCAAGCAGCCGAGCTGGCGAACCATACCACGACGCTAGCCCGAGAATATGCACGGCGAGGACTGGACTGGGAAGATGAACTAAAGCAGCGAGCCAGGGAACTAGAGGTTATGCGAGAACTGGGGCTGACCGCAGCCCAGGCACAGCCGCAGCCACAAACGCAGCCGCAGCCGCAACCCACTGAGCAACAAGAAGAAATAGAAGATACCCCAGAAGATGACATCGAGGACGACCTAGAGGACTCGGTAGAGGACAGCCCAGATGAGCAAGTCTGAACGAATTGAATTATCAAGCCAAGCCACGATCCAGCTACAGGCCGACATCGAGGGCGTACCAGCCAGGCCGACGGTGGCTATTAACGCTTACAACGGTGGCCCAGTGCGAGTAGGTGGCTACAGGCACCCTGTTGTTATTGACCTGGAAAGCCTACAGACGCCCAGCAGTATACCGCTGTTTAGAAACCACGACAGCGACCGCATTATTGGCCATGGATCGCCAACAGTGCTGCCGCCTAACCGCCTGGACATTGGCGGCGTGATTAGTGCCAGCAGTCCCGACGCTGAGCAGGTTATCGACCTGGCCAAGGGCGGTTTTCCATGGCAGGCATCCGTAGGCGTGGATGTGATCGCCAAGCCGCAGTTTTTGGCCGATGGCGAAACGGCCATGGTAAATGGATCGAGAGTAAATGGCCCCGCATATGTTGTGCGAGGTGGTGAGTTGTACGAGGTAAGTTTTGTGACACTAGGCGCAGACCGCACAACCAAAGCAACGGTGGCCGCGCAAAGAGAGGAAACAGAGAAAATGGAAGATAGAACAGAAAGCACAGATTCGGCAGACGTTAAAGGGCTGTTCGACCAGATCAAGCTGGAAAAGCAGCGACAGAAAGAAATTGTTGACATCAGCAAGCGATATATCGAGCTAGGCTACGACGTCAACACGGTTCAGGCAGCCGCAACCCATGCCCTCGACAACAAAACCGACGCACAGCAATTTGAGCTGGGCCTGGTACGCAGCAGCCGCGGGGTGAGCATCCGACGCAGCAGCGGCCAAAAGCTGACTGGCGAAGTCATCGAGGCCGGTCTGGCCCTCGCTATGGGCAGCGCATTCGACAGCGAAAAATACTACAAACCACAGGCATTGGAAGCCGCCCGAGAAAACTGGAAACGCGGTTTGACCGTGACCGAGTTTTTGCGCATGGCAGCCCGCAGCAATGGCTGGACTGGCGAATCCAATAAGGACGTCAAGAGCCTGCTGAGAGCAGCATTTGCCCCAGTCGAGGCCGCCAGCGGTGTATCAACCTACGACGTTTCGGGTATTTTGTCCAACGTCGCTAACAAGATGATTATGGACGCGTTTAATTCGGTTGATAACGCTTGGCGACAGATCGCCCTGATTAGTCCCGTCAGCGACTTTAAGCAGATGGAAACCTACTCTCTAGTAGGTGACGTTGACTATGAAAAGCTGGGCCGAGGCGAGCGAATTAAACACGGTACGCTGAACGAAGTGCAGTACACCAACCAGGCCGACACCTATGCCAAGTTTATGGGCATCGACCGCAGGGACATTATTAACGACGACATGGGCGCCTTTAATCGCGTCCGCCAGCGTCTGGGCCGAGGGGCTGCAACCAAGCTCAATAAAGTGTTCTGGACGGAATTTATGGACAACTCCTCGTTTTTCGCCTCGGGCAACAACAACTACATCAGCGGTGCGACGACTAACCTAGCAAGCGAAGGTCTGCGCCAAGGTGTAGAAAAGTTTATGAAGCAGACTGACCCAGACGGTGAGCCATTGGGAATTATGCCTCGCATTTTGCTAGTGCCGCCCGAACTGGACTCCATTGCCCGTGAGTTGTTTGTTTCGACTAACAACAATACCGGCGGCGCTGCAACGACCGAGCGAGTACCAAACGCAAACGTCTTTGCTAACCGATTTATTCCGGTTTCGACCCCGTACTTAAGCAACAGCACTTACACAGGCTACAGTACAACTGCCTGGTATCTGCTGGCCAGCCCAGCTGAAATGGCAACCATTGAGGTCGTTTTCTTAAACGGCGTGGAAACGCCGACCGTGGAAATGGCCGACGCTGATTTTGATTTGCTGGGCATTTCCATGCGAGGCTATCACGACTTTGGTGTTAACCTGATGGAAAAACGAGCTGGGGTTAAGAGCAAAGGCGCAGCATAGTGGACTTACTTGCCAACGGCGCTGAGTGGCTGCGAACGCAGCGGAAAAGCTATCTAGGGCAAACTGTGGTGTATGCCCAGGATGGTGATACCGTCAGCGTTACAGCCACCAGCGCTGAAACCAGGTTTGAGACAGATACCGGCGACGGTGTTCTGTTAACTGGTAGGCAGGTGGATTGGTTGATAGACGTCGCAGATTTAGAGGCAGCGCTGGGTGCAGGGACGCGCCCGCTACCTGGCGACAGGATACAGGCCGGCAGCGGCGCATCAGCGATCCAGTACACCGTTGTACAGATCGGTGGTGAGGCTGCTTGGCGCTGGCATGATCGCCAGCAAAAGACATTGAGGATACACAGCATTGAGACAGGAGCCGGCGCGATATGAGCAGCGTCTGGTTTGGCCTGAGAAACAAGATTAAGACACAAATCAACGGTTTGACTGGCTACGAAACCATAGTGGCCAACATTCCGACGATAGACCGCGCCGAACTGACCGCACCTAAGATTTTGGTAACGCCAGCCGACGCAACGATTGGATTTAGAAACCGCAGCAACACACCAAAAACCATGGCCGTGTTTGTTGCGTTTTTTGCGCCACTTGGTACCGATACCGCAACCTGGGACGACGATGCCGAGCTGTGGCTGGGTGATGTAGAGTTGATACAGAAAAACCTGATGGACGACCCGCCCGAGGGCTGGCGAGCTATTGAGGTAGAGTGGCCGGTACCTATCAGTGAGGATAGGTGGCGAAATTACAGCCAGTTTTCAAGTGTGTTACGAGCGAGTTACGAGGAACTAGCATGATCGAGAGTATCGAGGAACTAGAAACGACGCTGACCGCTGGTATCCCCATGAGTGGCGGCCTAATGAACAAATTAGGCGTGATTGACCGCCTACTGGACAAACTGGGCCAGCTAGTGGCGTTCATTGGCGACCTGCCCAAAGAGAAAATCTTAGAGATGCTGGGCCAGGTGTACGACGACTACATTGGGCCACTAGACATCCCAGGTATCCCGAACATTTTGATTGAAGCGCAACTGGATGCCATGCTGCGCGAAGTGTTTTTGGCTATAGCTGCAAGGATTATCGACCGTGTTAATCAGCAATAGCCGCGCCCAACTTATTTTCGATTTGCTAATGTTGACCTCGCTATTGTCGTTTGGTTTAGTGCTAGGCTGCCAGCGCGGCCAGCCGAAGGTAGAAACGACCGCAAGCCGGTTTTTGAAGGATTACGCAATCGGAATGAGCAGCGCGTTTATTCAAGCAGCCGCAGCAGTGGAAAACGGAGCGATTAAAACCGATGCCGAACTGCTAGAGTATTTGCAGCCCGAAACTGCCCAGGCAAGGAAGCAAGCAGCCATTGGCATCGACCAGTACCTAGAAAACAACCTAAGCAATGGCGAGCTAAAGAAATCAGACGTCACCGTACTACGCGACCTCGGGCAGCAGTTTAGGGGTGCGTATGGACGATAACTTTGGCTACCGACTAGACTTGGAAAACCGCGACGCGATCATTGAGCAGTCGCCAGCGTTTTTGCTCAAAATGACAACCGAGCCAGAGCGCGTAGACCCGCGGCCTATTTTGGTTACAGAGGATCAGGGCAGCATGGGCAGCTGCCAGGGCCACAGCCTATCGAGCTGCTTAGAGTGGTGCCACTATCTGGCCACAAAAGGCCATTACTTGCAGCTGAGCCGTCTATTTGCTTACCTGGGATCGCAGCGCCTCGATGGAATCATCGGTGACAATGGCAGCACGTTACACGGTGGCGCTAGGCTAGCCAAAGACTACGGTATTTGCCCAGAAAACATCCTGCCCTACCCAGTGCCAGCGGTTTACCCCCGCGGTGGCTGGCAAAGCATGAGCAGTGCAGCCTGGGACGCAGCGACAAAATTCAAGATCGCCACAGCGCAGTTTATCGAAACCGAGCCACAGGCTAAGACCTGGCTAGCCGCAGGCGCTGGGTTAATCAATATCGGTGTCGCCTGGGGCCAAGCTATGACGCCAGACAGCCGTGGTTGTATTAAGTCATTCAGGCCAGGTGGTGGCGGCCATGCGATTGTACTGGGTGGGTATTTACCAGATGCAGCTGTGGGCGTCAGCAGCGGCGACGGTTATTGGTATTTGCTGCATAACAGCTGGTCAAAACGCTGGGGCATGAGTGGCTGGGCCTATGTGGCCCCTAACGCTGTGCGCCAGATGCTGGAATCAAGATTTACCACTTTCGTTGGCCTAAGTGATATGGTTGACGTCAAGCCACGAGAAATCGACTTTACAGAGGAGAGCGTAGTAGCATGATTACGACCATGATTTTAACCATAGCACTTGCCCAGGATTGCCCAGGCGGCCAGTGTCAGATGCCCAAAAAGCAAGCACCAGCCGCAGCGGTGGTAGTTAGCCACCCAGTGCGTCAGTTGGTTAGCAAGCCAGTTAAGCGAGTGCGTTTGTTTGGCCGTAAGCTGCTGCGTGGCTGCCGATGATTAACCTGAGGCTAGACATAGCAAAGGTGCAGTTTAACGCGCGGCCTGTGCTGTCAGCCAAAGACAAAGGCACCAGGCGAGCGCTGGTAAAAGCCGGCGCGTTTGTTCGCAGCGATGCCAAGCGAAGCATGAAAAAACGAAAGCGGCCAGCCGAGGAAGGGCAGCCGCCTAGAGAGGTAAAAGGGCAGTTAAAGAAGTTTTTGTTTTTTGTCGTGGACAAAGCCGAGAGCGTGACGATAGGGCCAATCAAGCTGAGTAACACCAAAGCACCTGGAACTTTGGAATACGGCGGGGCCAGGACAACGATGAGGCTAGTGAGGGGAAGAAAGCAAGCAGTAAAAGCCGACTACA